GCTGCATCCTCGGCCGATCTTCCAATGCGATCAGCCACCGCCCGCTTATCGAATGTTTCGGGTGAACGAAAAGCAACCATTGCTCGGGCGGCTTGATCGACATGCGGCCATCGCGGGCGTATTCGGAATACCCGGGCAGGCTGCCATTAGAAAAGCCGGCGTCGAGTTCTAGCGCCGTATGGAAATGGCCGAGCAGAATATGGTCGATATGCGTTCCCAGGCGCGAATAAAAGTCATGCAGTTTTCGCATGCCGCGGCTAATAGTCGCCGCCGGGCCGATAAAGCCCTGGCCACCGCGGCTGCCGATGCGGTCGCCGTGTGTCAGTAGGAAACGATAACCGAAGACGTCGAATAGCGCATCACCCGAGGGAGGAGAATAGAATTGAACGGCCGGGTCGTTGGCGAATTCGCGCTCGAGCAGCATGGCCAGCAAATAATCGTAATTCGTTTCGGCATAGCGTTTCGATTGTGGTTTGACGGTTTGCCGGCCGTGGTTGCCCGGTACGCTAATCACCCAAACATTGCCGAAGGCCTTTTTTAACTCGAGAATGCCGCGCTTTTCCTCGGCGGCCAAATCCAGCACCGCCGGGATTGAGGACGCGTCGTTGGTTTCGCGCAATTCCTGGTGAATGTCGCCGCTTATCATGTCGCCGCCGCGCAAATAGATCACGCCCGGGTATTCGGGGTGCACGCGATGATGAAAAGCGATTTCTATAGTCTTGGCGATCAGGCGGCGATAACGGTCGCGGGCGATGTTTATATTAAATTCGTTAATGCCGTCCATTTCACGGGCATTGATCACCTCGCCCCATTGAAAATCAGAAGCGAACAGAATCGGCATTTCCTCGCCGCCGCCGTGCGGTTTGGCTTTTGCGGCCCAGGCCGGCGGATTGACCGCGGCGGCGGCCAGGCGAAAAACCGCCTCGCGCAAATCGTCGCCGGCGTTGAGTTCCCGATTAGCCGTTTCGAGTTCCCGCTTTAGGCGTTGGATTAAATCGCGGGTGCGGGTATCGTCGCGGCTCGGCACGGCCTGGACGGCGGCCGCCACGGGTGCCGCGGGCGGCGCTGCGAGCGCGAGATTAAAAAAGTTTCGCGCTGTATCGATGCGCTTTTGTAATGTCTCGCGCGGCATGCGCGCGGCGCGGGCGGCCTGGGTAATCGAGCCGTGAGCATTGACTAGGTCGACGGCGGCTTGCGCTTGCGCTTGAGTTGTGCGTGGTGTCGGCATTAGATATTGTCCTCGAGTTTAAGTACGGCAACCGGGCCGCCGCTATTGCAATCGATGCGGCAAGCGATTTCGATGGCGCGCTTTGGGGTGGCGCGTAACATCATGGCGGCAATGGCGGCCTGCGCGCCCGTGCCGATAGCATGGAATTCACGGTCGACCGGGCACGGTACGCAATCCCATTCGAAAACGAATATGCCCTCATCGCATAGCACCATGGCTTCGAAATTATCCGGCGCGCTCATAGTCGGCCGCGAGTCGGGCGAAAAGTCGGGGTTATTCTCGACCCAGGCGAGAAACGCGGCGATATCCACGCCGAGGCCGGCGCCGCCGACCAGCAGGCCGCCGATGCGGTAGATTTTGGTCGAGGGAAAATGTACCGGGCCGACGCTGACGCGCGAATCGGCGGCCATGGCGGCATAGGTGGCCGAAGCGCAAATGGTCGTCATGATGCCACGCCCTTGATTTTTTCAACGGTGCGCAGGCCACCGAGGCCGAGCATGCCGAATAGCAATTGCCACAGCGTGTCGTCGATGCCGGGCAAGGGTGGCAACGGGTGGCCGGCGGCGACAAAGGCGAAAGCAATAATCGGCTTCGCGACGAAGTTATAAAGCAGGGCGAGACTGCACACCCATCCGACCGAGGGGCGCCAGCCGGAAGTGAAGGCCGACGACGATGCCGCCTCGGCTTTGTTGATATCTAATTGCCCTTGCACAATGGCCACGGCCTGCGCGATTTGCGCGCGCTCCTGTTCCGATTTGTCGGGCCAGATTTTATTGATTACGGTGCCGGCCAAATCGGCAATGGCGCCGACGCCGGTAATATCGATGGACATGCTCTGCCCTCCTGGTCAATGGCGGCCGGCGGCCGCGGCATAAATGGGCACGGGTAAAACAGCGCGCAACCGGCGCGGCCCAGGCCCAGGCATTCGGCGACGCGCGAACACGTCGGCTTTTGATCCGTCACAGTAAAAAATCCCCCTTGGTTTCACGGCTACTGCCTTCTATATTCGCGCTCGAACAAGCGGTCGAGCTTTTCCTTAATCACTTTCAAATCTTCCTTGATTTCAGCGCGCAATTGCGTGGTTTCCGTTTCGATGCGGCTATCGGTGGTAATCATTTGCGCCTGTACTGTTTCGATGACCGTCACGCGCCGGTCGATGGAAACATAAGCGCCGAGGACGGCGCCGAGGGCGACAATAATGGCGATCAAATCGCCTATCGAAACTTCCTTGTTGATTGACCACCCGCTGACGACTTTGTCGATCATGGCTTGCCCTTTCCGCGCGGTTTGAGGCGACGGTCGACGGCACACTTGTCGCATACGCTGCCAGAATACTTCGAAGATTCGATGGCGCCGTTTTTGCCGATCCAGGCGTCGACGATAACCAGGCAAGAGGCCACCAAGGGCATGCCGAGCGCTGCGCCGGGCAGCATGGCACCGAGGCCGATAATGTTGCCGGTAGCATCGTGAATTGCTTGTAATTTTGGCGGTCGCGTGGAATTCATAATCATTTATCCGACAATGATTTGCGTGCTTAAACAATTGACCGAGCCAATGGCGACGACCACCTTAAAATAATGATTCCCTGGTGAAACGATTCTAAAGGCAACATCACATGTCTCTTGAAATGTATGCGGGTTTGTGTTGAGTAGATAAGAAGCATAATGCTCCTGGCTCGCCACCGTGGTCGCGGTGTCGGCGTTATAGAGCGAGACTGTCATTTGGCAATAGGTCGGATTGGCATTGACTAGCGGGCCGTGGATATTTCCGCCGCCGGTTTCCACGATATTCGAAGTCAATACAGCGACCGGCATTTGAAGATTGGCGACACCACGCGCCGTGACAGTTTGGCCGGCATCGAGAAAGACAGTCGGGCTAATAGCCGTATTTGCCGCGAAGAATCCGCTCGCAGAATTAAAGCCGACCATTTTTGGCGTGCCTTGATTCAATGTATAACTGGTACTTCCTAATGCGGCATCGCCCGAGGTTCCCGATACTTGCGTCATCGTAAATTGGCGACTAACGAATGAATTATCCGTTCGCATGCCTTGGCCCATTTCGATCACAGAAATATCATCAAAACGTGCTTGCCCGCGCGGCGCAGCGCCGGTAATAGCTAACTCAATATTTGCATATGTCAGCGTCGACCCGCCTGGAATATGGCGGTTTTTCCGCCCGGGAAGACCGGCTAATGGCGGCGTCGGATAGGCCGTATTCCAGGCGGCGGTGGTCGGCACGTCGACCAGAATATCGAAACAGGCCCACCCGGCGGCATTAGGCGCGCCGGTGGCGACTTGCGAAAGGTCGAAATATAGGTTTTGCACATTGCTGCCGCCGGTACTCCAAACGCCGCTACTAATGCAATACGGCACCGCATCAGCAGCAGCATAATAGGTGCCATTGGCCGGCGCACCATAACCGAGCCGGAGCGTTAATTGTGTGCGCGGGTTATTCACGGCGCCGCGAATGCGAAGACTTGTTCCCTCGCGAAAATTAAAATAAGCATTGGCTACATACGACGTCGATAAGGCCGTCGTGTTATCCAATAGCAGACAACCGGCGGCGCTGTAACCGGGCGCGCTATCCCAAGTCGCCGCCACCGTTCCGAGACTTGTCCACCCGGTAATGTTGGCGACAAAAGTGCCATTTGTAATTTTTTCGGCGGGCGTGCCGATGGCAAGCATTTTTATAAGACCCGACATATTGACGCCGGTCGAATCGAGCTTGTAAAAATCGCCCGAGCTATTCGCCATCGAAAACTTGTACGTCGCGTCGGTCGTATCGTAGCCGATCCAGTAACCGATGCCCGTAGCGTAGGCCGACTGTCCCCCGGCAATCCAGCCGCCAGCGTCAAGGCGGATCGTGCCGCTGGTGATGGCGCCCATGTTGGCCGAAATGGCGTCCAGGGTGGCGGCCACCACGCGGGTGCCGGCAACGGTCGGCGCGGCCATCGTATAAGACGAGCCGACCCATTCGTAAAGGTTTTGATCGGCGGTACAAAAAACCACCGCGCCGATATTGGTGGTGGTCGGTATCGTGGCCGAGGTCGGCACATTGGCGGTGCTGGCCGTCGGCGTGGCGGTGGCCGATGAAAAGGCCAGCCCGGTGGTGGCGGTAATGTCGGCGGCGGTGGTGAAGACGTCGTAATGCGCCATCTTGTAAAAATAGGCGGTGCCCGGCGTCAAGCCCGCGTCAAGGAAATTAGGCGTTGGCCCCTGGTAAATCAAATTACCCGGCGCCGGCGTAAAGGTCGACACGGTGCCGCGATAGATCAGCGTTCCGGCGTAATCGGTTTCGGGCGCGGGCGCGGCGTACAGCATAATATTTGAATTGCCGGCGGTGGCGCTGAAATAGGCCGGCGCGGCGCATTGCGGATTGTTCAGGGATAGCGAAACCTCAACCGGCGTGGTGCCCGGCGCCATCGACGCCACGGTGAAATTGAGGGCGCGAAATGGGCCGCCGTCGGCGATGGCGTCCTCAAAAGAATAAGCGAATCGGGTCGCCGTCAAATTCGGCACGGTGCGCAAAAGCGCAGTGCCAAAAAGCACTTTTACCGTATAAGTGGCAGCGCCGGGCATCGCCGACCAGGCGATCATTGCGGTGGTGCCGGTGAAGGGTTGTTCGGCGACCAGGCCGGTCAAGGTCGCCGGCGGCAGCGTGCCGATGCCGGTGCCGCTGCCGAAAACCGCCCATGGCCCGCGCACCATGCCGACGCCGCAAACGCGCACCATGGTGGCCGCGCCATAAAGGGCGCCGGTGGTGTATGCGGTGGCGGTGGTGTCGCCGCAACGCGTCCAGGCGACGCCGTCGGCCGACAATTCGACCAGGTAATGTTCAGCGCCGGCGGCCGGATTCCAGGTAATGACCACTTGCGCCGGATCGTAAAGCATGGGCACCGCGGCCAGGCCGGTGACGACCGGCGCGGTGTTGTAAATCGGCAATTGCCACACGGGCGCCGTCGCCGGCGCGCCGGTGGCGTCGGCCGTGTGCACCGCGGCCGATTCGATCACCGCGGAAATTTCGACGGTGCTTTCCGATTTCGGCTTGACGCCCAAGACCCGGGCGGTGGCATAAAGCGCCGTGCCGACGCCAAACGCATATTGCGTATTCTCGCGGCTGCCGTCGGTGTCGGGTATCGGGTCAGTCGAGGACGACCAGGCCGGGATGACCACTTGATGCGCGTCGGCGCCGGCGGTGGCCGACCACGGCCCGGCAACGCCGCCGGCGCGGGTGCGCAACGCCAAATAACAGGTGCCCGAGCCCGGCCAGGTAATCGGTTCGGCCAGCGTCAGGGTTTTGGTGGTGGCATTCCAGGCCACGACGTCGCCATATTGCCCCCATTGCGGCATGTCATGCGATACGGCGATCAAATCACCGAGGGCCGGTATAAACCCTTCCATTTCGGTGCCAAAGGTGACATGGCGGCGCCGGTAGCGATTGCACGCGGCCATGTACATGCCCTCGCGCCAGGCCTGCGCCCGCGAGGTAATGCCGATGGCCTTGACCTGCGCCGGTTGCGCCGCCGTGCCACCCGACAAGGTGGCGCGCACGGTGCGCCATGACCAAACCGCCGAATCGAAATAGGACACGTCGACGGCGTCGGGCGATTGATCCGAGGCCATGGCGTAATCGAGCTTGAATGAGCCTTTCAGCATGTTGCGGCCGGAAAACAGCGCCACGGGCAAACTGACGGCCTGGTCGCGAAACAGGTGCACGATGCCGCCCTGCAAATACGGTTGCGCGCGGCCGGTGCGGGCAATCGTCGTCAAGGCCTCCCAAACGGTCGAGGGCGAATCGAAAACGCCGTTGAATTGGTCGCCGCGTGACGTCCACGTGCTATCCAGGGCGAGCAATTGCGCCAGGTCGATGCGGGCATCGGAAAGGCGCCCGCCGTAACTTGCCTTGCAGGCATCGGCAAAGGCCCAGGCAATCGAATTGGTCGCGGTATTGGCCGACCAGGTGGTGCCATTCCAAATTGGTAGTTTGCGCGTCACCAGGGCATTGATTTTGCGTGCCGCTTGTGCCGATAAATTATTACTGGCGAGCATGCGCACGGCCAGCAGGGTGCATTGGCCATAGGCCTGCGCGCCGGGCAGATAACCGCGCAGCGCCGTCCAATCTAATTCATGGCCGGCGCGGCTGGACGTATCCTTGGCATTGGTGCGCGTCACGCGCACTTCGTAGCGCGCCGGGGCGACGGCGTAGCGGTAGGATTTACGAATCGGCGTGGTGGTCGCTTGCGTGATCGTTTCCGTGCCCAGGGTAAAATAGCTGCCGATCCCGCCGACGCCGTCATTTGTGCGGGCCTCGACCGTCCAGGTGACGGTTTTATTATTGAGGCCGCCCGCATCGTTGGCGTAATAGAGGCCGCGCGGGCAGACAATGTCGATACCGATGGCATTCGCCAGGGTGGTCGTGGCGTTGGCCGGAAATGGGCCGACGGGCGTGCCGTTGGTCAATTCCTGGCCAGATACCAGGCCCGAGGTGGTGACGTTGGCCGGGAATAGCGAAACCGAGGCACCCGGGCCGACGACTTCGTAAGTGATTTCGGAAAATGTACTGATTGAGGTATCTTCGATGCGAACATCGGAAACGCTGTATTCGCCCTGGCCGATCAGCAAAAGCTGATATAAGTATTGTTCGTTGCCGTTATATTCGGTGTACGGCATCGCCGCAAAATCGGGATAGACTCGCATCGTGCCGTAGATCACGGGCAGCGGTTGGTCGATGCGCGCCTGGTTGCCTTGCGCCTGTAGCGAATAGGTCGGCGAGGCCGCGGCGAGGCTGGCCATGCCAGCGGCGGCCGGTGGTTTCGGTGGCGGCAACAGCGAATTGACCAGCATCGACCCGACAATGCCGACGCCGACCCGCAACATGCCGAGCATCAAGCCGGCATCGGCGGCGACCAGAGTGCCACCCATGGCGCCATAAAGCCCGGCGGCGATTTCCGGCGCAAAGACCATGACCGCCAATTGCAGCACCACATTTAACGGATTCGAGCCGCCACCGCCGCCGCCCTGCGGCAGTACCACAAAGGCCACCATGTCGCCGTCCTTGACGCGACGATTCCAGGTCGAGCGCAAGGCCGGCGCGCCATTCACGAGGCAAATAAACGGTTGCGTGGTTTTCGGCGCCAGGGCGCGCAATTTGCGGCGCCGGCCAATGTTGCGGCATTCGCGGTGCTGCCACGGGTTGAACGGGTCGCGAACGACGGTCAACGATGCCCTCATGGCGTGCCCTTTTTGCGATAAATGTCGGTGATATTCCAGCCGCCGGCGCGCAAGGCGGCGCGCGATTGAAAGACCACGCCGACGCCCTCGAGGGCCGACAGCAGGCCGCCGCCGTCAATGTCCAGCCAGATGCCGACATGGTGCGGCGCGCTGCCATGCGATAGCTGCAAAATATCCAGGTCGGCGGGCGTGGCGACGCGCTCGAAATGGGCGCGGGTGCTGCCGTAATCGAGAAAGGCGCGGGCGCAGGACAACAGCGAATGGGCGTCGACATGAACGCGCGGAATATCCATTGCGCAGCGCTCGCGATAAACGCCGCGCACCAGGCCGAGGCAATCGTATGCGCCCGGGCCGTCGCCGCCGGCCGTCCAGGGTTTGCCGATATAGGCGGCGGCCCAATGGGCGGTCATGACGTCACCAGGCCGGGGAATCGTTCGGCGGTATAGGTTTCGGAAGGAAATTTGCGATTGGCGACATCGCCGAATGTCGCTTTCGCCTGGACGCGGAAAACGTCGGCCGTCACCGTGGTGATGACCAGCGTCAAGGGCGGCACGGCCTGCGGTGTAGTCAGGTTCGAAGCCAAATAGGGGCGATAAGTGACTTCGATCAAATCCGGCGTTTGCGCGGCGGCGTCAATGTAGCCGACGATTTCGCTTGATACGTTGTCAATCACGATGGTGATTTCCGGCGCGCCGCTGGTCGATACTTCGGGCGGCGTGAAGTTGAAGGCGTAAGCGGTAAAGGTGACGGCGGCGCCCGGGTTAATGGGTGCGGTCGCTTCGAGGGTGGCGACGACGTCCTGATAATCGCGCACCACGCGGATCGGCGTGGTAAAGCTTGGGTGGCGGAATTCGAGCGTATGCAAAACCGTTTCGGCGGTCGGCGCGCTGGCGTAGGCCTCGCGCAAGGCTTGCGACAATGTCGTATCGGTCATGGCTTAGAGATAGGGCGCCAGGGCGCCGCTGGAAAGTTGCGTGAAGGCATCGACGTCAAGGCTGGCGCTAACCTTCCACACGGTGCCGTCCATGGCCGCGGTATAAGGGCCGGAAAATTTCGCCGTCACCGATTGCCGGCCGTAACCGTTTTTCAGATTGATGGAAAACGACCCGGCGCCGTTGGCGATCTGTTGCGCATACCAGGCCTCGAAAATAGCCATTTGCAAATCATTAAAAACCCAATTGACCGGCACGGTGGTCGGGGTGCGCGTGTAGCGGTTGCGAATGCGCTTTTTGCCGGCGTCCATGTCGGTACGGGCGGCGGTGTCCATCGGTTGCAATTGATAGCCGGCGCGTAAGGGTTGCGGCAGCGAGGCAGGCCAGGCGGGCATGATGGCGTCCTTATCGGGTGGCGCCGGCGGCGCGGCTCAAACCGTAAGCGCCCTCGAGGGTCGAGGCGAAATCGCCACCGCGGCGCACATCCGAAGCGAGCGCGCCCTTGATCTGTTCGACCAGTACCGTGACGATGTTTTGCCCGCCCGAGGTCGAGCGCTTGACCTGGCCGCCGTTGCCGGGCGATTCGACGACGTTGACCACGACGTTGCTGCCACCGAGGGCGCCATTCGGGGTGATGCTGCCCGAGGCGCCGGGCGTGAATAGTTCCGGCCCGGCTTCGCCGACCAAATAGGTGGTGCCGCCACTGACGGCGCCGCCGCTGGCGCGACCACCACCAAATAATGAGCCGATGACGTTCAAGATGCCACCGCCGCCGGAGAGCGCTTCGGCCAGCGGTTTGGTGATCGATTGCTGAATTTGCATGCGAATTAAATCGATGATGATCGAATCGGCCAGCGATTTAAAATCGAGCTTGCCGGTTTTCACGAAATTGACTAGGGCATCTTCCATGCCTTTGAATGCGTCGCTCATGAGCTTTTCGCTCGAGGCGGCCACATTCTTAACGCCGTCCAGGTAATTGCGCAGGACGTTATCG